CAACTGAAGCGCGCGTTCATCCCAACCAACCAGCAGACAGGCGGCACGGCGGTATTCATCCGCGAAGGCAAGGACCGGATGCCAATCGCCACCAAGACCACTATCGACGTCCCCCAGATGTTCAACACCAAGCGCCTCAACCAGGCTGTGCGTGAGGTCATGCTCAAGCGATTCGCCACGAACTTCGACCGCGAACTCAAGGCAATCCTCCAGGGCTTCGTCAAGCGATGAACATGCATCCCTTCATCCTCACGGGTCCTTCCCACCCAACCCCCATACGGCGCGAAACGACCCCGATAAATCGCCAGTTTTCTGCTGCCATGGGAGGTAAGTAAGTTGCGCATCGTTGGCCAGGAACAGATTGCCGATGTCTTCGGCGTTGCGCCGAAAACGATTGTCGAGTGGCAAGAGCAGGGCATGCCCATCGCGGTGCGCGGTCGCCCGGGCGTGCCGAGCGAGTACGACACCGACGCCTGCATCGCTTGGTATGCGGATCGAGAGGTGAAGAAGATCCAGGCCGAGCGCCCGCAGGACCGGCTGGCCCGGGTGCAGGCCGACAAGATCGAGCTGGAACTGATGGAGAAGCGCGGGCTGCTGCTGCCTGCCGACATGATCGAGCCGAAGCTGCGCGCGGCCATGATCGCCGCCCGCGAGATGTGGCGTAACGAACCGTCCAGGCTGGCCCGCGAAGTGCCGGGCAAGCCGATCAAGGAAATCGAGGACCTGCTGGCTGCGTCGTATGAGGCCTTCCTCGTCAAGCTGTCGCGCTGGCAGGACGCGGCGGTTATCGAAGAAGGGGATGACGAATGATGGGTAAAAGTCGCCGCTGGCTGTATGTTCGCTTGTTGATCGCCGCAGATGCGCTAACAGAGCTGGCTTTTGCCGCTCCATGGGGCCCATGGCGCCGCGCGTTTGTTGCGCTGGCCAATAGCATCGACGCGCTCGCGCTACGTGTTGCTCCGCCGGGGATGATGGACGAACCGGCGCGCGCGGCGTAATGAACTCCCCCGTCTCCTTCCGCCAGCTTGAAGCCTCGGACATCCCGGGGCTGTACGGCTGGGCGACTTCGGCGCTGGCTGCGATGCTGGCTCGGTGCTTTGCCGAGCTGGAGCCGCCGGCGCCGCTGTCGATCATTGAGTGGGCGGAGACGTACCGGACGCTGAGCCGGGAGGAAGCGAACGACTACGCGGGTAGGTATGACCTGGAAAACACGCCGGCCCTGCGTGGCATCCTGGCTGAGTGCGACCCGACGAAGAACCGCCGGGTGATCGTGCAGAAGTCGGCCCAGCTCGGCTACACCGCCGGCGTGGTGTGCAACGTCCTCGGGTATCACGTCCATTGGGACCCGTGCGTCCAGGTCGTCATGTTCCCGCGCGAAAAGTCGGCCAAGGACTTCGACGCCGAGAAGTTCTCGCCGATGGTGCGCGCCACCGCCGAGCTGTCCAGGCGCATCCGCCTGAAGTCGCGCAGCGATGGCAACAGCGCAACGCGCAAGCACTACCCGGGTGGGCTGATCAAGTTCGTCGCGTCGAATTCGCCAAGCGACGTGAAATCCACCTCGGCGAAGATCCGCATCGTCGAAGAACCGGACGACACCAACAAGGACGTCAAGGGGCAGGGCAACGCCATCGCGCTGCTGCGGGAACGCGGCAAGACCATCCGCAACAACTTCGAGCTGATCGGCGGATCGCCCACGGCCAAGGGCGCCAGCGAAATCGAAAAGGAGATGCGGACCACCGACCAGCGCCGCTTCATGGTCACCTGTCACGACTGCGGCGAGCGTCACGAGGTCGAATGGGAGCATGTCGTCATCCCCGGCCTCGACCTGTCGCCCGAAGAACTGGCGGCGCCGGATATCGATGAGCGCTTCCCGTCCCGCGAGGTCTACGGTCGCGCCCGGCACGAAGACGCCTATTACGTCTGCCCGCACTGCGGCAGCATCTGGACCGACGACGACCGTATCCGCAACATCCGCGCCGCTGCTCGCGTGGCCCCGTACTACGGCTGGGAACCCACTGCCGATAGCGCTGATCCGGGATTTTACTGCAACGAGCTGCAGAGCGTTTTCGACGGTTCGCGCGTGCCGATCCTGGCCGAGAAATACCTGCGCGCGCTGCACCTGATGGATCACGGCGACGCCACCGAAATGGTAGCCTTCGAAAACTCGACGCGCGGCCGATGCTGGGAATACTCCGGCGAGCTGCCCGAGGAAGAAGAACTGCGCAAGCGTGCCGAGCGCTACGCCGAGTGGTCCGTCCCGGCTGGCGCCCTGGTGCCGCTGCTCTCGGTCGACGTGCAGCATGACCGCCTGGCGCTCACCTGCTGGGTCGTCGGTCGCGGCGAGGAAATGTGGCTGGCGTACTGGGGCGAGATATACGGGCAGACCATCGTCCCGCATCAAGGCGCCTGGATCGAGCTGCAGCAGATCCTCGATAACCAGGTCATCAAGACCGCCAGCGGCGTGCCGTTGCGCATCGTTGCCTGCGGGATCGACTGCTCTGACGGCCAGACCAGCGAAGCGTCCTACGCATTCGTCCGCAAGCACGACCGGGGCGTCAACCGCCCGGTGCTGGCGCTCAAGGGCGCGCCCGACGATGTCGGCCGCGTGGAAATCTGGACCCCGCCCAAGGCCATCGACCCGAACCGCAAGGCCACGAAGGCCAGCAAGGCCGGCGTCCAGGTGCACATCGTCGGCACCGCCAAAGCCAAAGACCTGATCCTCGGCTGGGCCCAGGAAGGCGGGCGCGTTCGCCTGGCCGGAAGCGGCGCCGGCCGCATGCACTGGTATGAGGGCGTCCGCGACGACTTTTATGAACAGCTACTGTCCGAGATCAAGATCCCGGATCGACTGAACCCCAAGCGCCGCAAGTGGAAGGCTCGCACCGACCGGCGCAACGAATGCCTGGACTGCACCGTCTACGCCCTGTACCTGGCCCGCCACCTGCGCCTCCACCTGCGCCGCCCCGGGCAGTGGGACCTGGACGAAATGCGGTTGCGCCAGGGCGTGTTGCTGCCCGAGACCGATCCGCCGGAATCGTCACAACCCGACCATGTTGTTAAGCCCGACGAAATGGTGCAGACGCCTGCACCCGTGACGACGCCGGAGGATTCGCCAGAAACTTCGCCACAATCTGCCGCCGAACCCGATGACGCGCTGGCGCTGCTCGCCGCAGCCCGCGCCAAGCAGGCCTGGGACGCAGTGCTGCGCAACCGTCGAGGGGGCCGCCGTGGCTGACGACCTGCGGGAAATCCTGGAGCAAGCGAAACGCGACTGCCCGGACGTCCCGCCGCACGCCTGGGGCGCCATCGAGCGCAGCATCCGCAGCAACTTCGGCGCCACCAAGCCTTACATCGCCACCCAGAAAAAGCGCCTACACCTGGAGCAGATGGCCGAGATGGACGCCGCCGCCACCGCCGAGCAGATCGCCCAGAAGCTCGGCGTCACGGTGCAGTACGCCCGACGCTTGAAAAAGCTCCGTTAGAAGCGAAACTTTTTTGCCTATTTTTGACCGCTCGACGCGCAGACACTGCGCGCATGAGTACACCCACCACCTTCCGCGCTGGCGATTCGGTCTCCTGGTCCGAGTCGCTACCTGACCACCGGCCTGCTGATGGCTGGTCCCTCAAATACCGTTTGCTGTGGTCGACTGGCAATGCCACCTTCAACGCCACGGCCTCGGGCGATGAGCACAGCGTTTCGCTGACCTCGATCGACACGGCCAACTGGTCGCCGGGATCGGCGACGCTGGTCCGCTGGGTGGAGTTCTCCGGCGCGAAACTCACACTCAGCAGCGAGCAGGTAACCATCCTGCCGAACCTGTCAGCCGCCGAGCACCACGACGGCCGCACCCGCAACAAGCGGGCGCTGGACGATGCCGAGGCAGCACTCGCCGCCTATCTTGCCGGCGGCAAGGCGCATGTCGCCGAGTACAGCATCGCCGGTCGCACCATGAAATTCCGCTCGGCGGAAGACATCGTCGCCATCATCAACCACTACCGCCCGCTGGTCGCACGCGAAAACACCGCCCTGGCCTTGCTCCAGTGCGGCAGCGTGCCCGGCCGCGTGTACTACCGGGGCTGATCCATGGGCATCCTCGATCTATTCCGCAAGCGCGAAACCCCGGCCCAGCGTGCCGACTGGCTCGATGGCGCGCTGCGCAACGTCGCCGGCGCTGTCCAGCAGCAGCAGCTCGCTGCGTTGCGTCAGTCGCAGCGCAGCTTTGCCGCCGCCGAAACCCCGGCCTGGGTCGATAGCTGGCCGACCACCGCCGGCCCGATCAATGACGACCTGGCCCGCCAGTTGCCGACCCTGCGCGCTCGCTCCCGTGCCGCTTCTCGAAACGATGAATGGGCCATTGGCTACATGCTGCGCCTGGACGACAACGTCCTCGGCGAGCACGGCATGACCCTGCAGATGCGCCTCAAGCGCGGCAACGGGGAATCCGACATTCGCACCAACGAGCGCCTCGAGGCCGCATGGGCTGATTGGGGCAAGGAAGCCGAAATCACTGGCCTCACCTGGCGTGATGTCGAATCCCTGGCGCTCGCCGCCGGGCCCGAGGACGGCGAACTGCTCTACCGCTACCGCCTCGGCGCCGGCAAGTACCGCATCCAGATTCAGCTACTCGACCCGGCGCTGATCGACGTCAACCTCAAGCGGGACTGGGGCGGCAACCGCGTCCGCATGGGCATCGAGATCGACAACGACGGCAAGCCGGTCGCCTACTGGCTCAAGGCCGTCAAGGCCGGCGAAGACGCCACGGCCATGGCCATTGGCCCGCATGTCCGCATCCCAGCCAGCGAAATCCGTCACCGCTTCCTGCGCCGGCATGTCGGCCAGTTGCGCGGCTACCCCTGGCTATCCGGTGGCGCCCGCCGGCTCTGGATGCTGCACGACTTCGAGGAAGCTGCGGCAGTGGCCAGCAGCAACGCCGCCAAGCGCCAGGGCTTTTTCAAATCGGTCGACGGCGACGCCCCGGCTGGCTTTGCCGATGTGATCATCTCCGGCGTGCTCGAAGCCGCGAAAGCTCAGGGCAAGGTGCTTACGCCGGAAGAAATTCAGCAGATCACCGCCGCCGCCGAAAAGTACAACACCACCATGCCGGGCCAGTTCGACACGCTGCCGCACGGCTACGACTTCGCGCCCTTTGAAAGCAAGTGGCCCGATGTCTCCGCTGATGGTTACGTCAAGCAGCAGCTACGCGGCTGGGCAGCAGCTCGCGGCATGACCTACGTCACCATCGGCAACGATCTGGAAGGCGTCAATTTCTCCAGCGCCAACGTCGGCATCCTGCCCGAACGCGAGCACTACAAGCGCATCCAGGGCTTGCTGCGCCAGTGGCTACACGACGACGTCTTTGCCACCGTGCTGCCCTACCTGGTACTGGCGACACCCGGCCTCAGCCCGTCACGCCTGCCGGCGTATCAAGCCGCCGCCAAGTTTCAGGGCCGTCGCTGGGCGCACGTCGATCCGACCAAGACCGCCAGTGCCAACGACACCAACCTCAAGAACAAGCTCACCAGCCGCCGCCGCCAGATCCTCGAACGCGGCGAAGACCCCGATGAAGTCTTCGCCGAAATTGAAGAAGAGGAACGCCGCTTCGGCCCGGCCGGCGGTAACGCCAGCAAGCCCAAGCCCAAGGCCAACGACGAAGGCGAAAACGAAGACGACACCGACCCCGAGGACAAGGCCGACAAGGAATAGCGCCCGCGAAACTTTTTTGCCTATTTTTTTCATCGCCCGAAAACGAGACTGACGCCATGCCAAACCTCAACGAACGCTTCCGGATCGAAGGAACCCTGCACCGCCAGATGCAGGCCGACATCAAGCTGCGCGCTGCCGACCCTGCGGCCGATGGCGCAGCAGAAGACGACGGCCTGATGCGCCTGACGATTACCTGTTCGTCCGAAATCCGCTACCTGCGCAACAACTACTGGGACGACCCATGGATCGAAGTCCTGGGCCACAAGGCAGACGAGTGCGACCTTTCGCGCTTCAATGCCGGCGCCGGCGTTCTGCTCGCCAACCACGACCGCTGGACCGCCACCGGCAACACGCCGCTCGCCGGCATCGGCGTCATCGAAGCCGCGCGCCTGGTCGGCGACAAGCTGGAGGTCGATATTGCCATCAGCCGCCGCGAGGCCCTGGCCGACCTGCGCCAGGACATCACCGATGGCCTGGTCCGCAACGTATCCATCGGCTACCTCATCAACGAATGCATCCTGGTGCGCCAGGGCAAGGACGGCGAAGCCGACGAGTACCGCGTCACCAACTGGCTGCCGTACGAAGTCAGCCTTGTCGATATCCCCGCCGACGCCACTGTCGGCCTCGGTCGCAATTTCGATGCGCCCGACCCCAAGAATCCCGAAGTCCGCTACCGCGTGATTTCGCTCGATACCCCGACCGCCGGGGAGCCCACCCACTCAGGAGAAAGAAGTATGGACCCGAAAAACACCCCGGCGGAAACGACCACCGCCACCCGCACCGCCGACGTCCTGGTCACTGGCGTCGATCCCCTCGTCGCCGAGCGCGAACGCAGCCGCGACATCCGCGCCATGGGTCGCCAGTTCGGCATGCCCGAGCTGGCCGACCAGCACATCGACAGCGGCACCTCGGTCGACAACTTCCGCGCCCTGGTGCTCGACAAGCTGCGCGACAACAAGCAACTGCGCACGGCCGAGTCGCCGGAAATCGGCCTGTCCGAGCGCGAAGCCCAGCAGTTCAGCTTCTGCCGCGCGCTGCTCGCCGCTGCTGACCCGGCGAATGCCCGCAAGCTGGC